CGGATAGAATTATATGGCTATGTAGTAATTTCAGTATTTTTAAGCGTAAAACACCAGAAGAAATATCAGAAGATGGACCAGAAAACGGTAATAGAAAATTGGTGCCATTAGTTAGCAGACATGGCGGAGGATTAGACGATAATGATTATATTAATTGTTATATGCAAGGCTGGTGTGCTAAGATTGTAGAAGGAAAAACTAGACTAGAATTGGTTAACAACACATCTAAACATTCGGATGGATTTATTATCGATGAAAACAATGAAGAAATCAATCAAGACATCCCGTTCAATTGATCAGTCAAAATTAAAGGTTCTATGCGATGACTTATGTGATCATATAGAAGAGCTATTAGACTATTTTCACTTAGAATATAGATCTAATGAAAAAATGATCTCTATGTGTTGTCCTATACACGGAGGAGATAATACTGGCGCTATTAATTTATATGTGCAAGGAGATTCTTATAGAGGCAACTGGAAATGCAGAACCCATAATTGTGAAAAAACATTCAAAGGTTCTATTATAGGATTTATAAGAGGCATTTTATCTCACCATGAACACGGATGGTCCAAAGACGGAGATGATGTGGTTTCGTTCAATGAGACCATAGATTTTGTCACGGGTTTTCTCAAGAAAAATCTTAAAGATATACATATTTCTAAAACAGAAAAAGATAAACAAAAATTTTCGACAACTATAAACAATCTAAAAAACAATGAATCCCCAATACAAAATTTAGTGACTAGACCAACTATAAGATCTAATCTGGTAATACCGGCTAAATATTACTTAGACAGAGGATACTCTAAAGAAATACTCGACAAGTATGATGTGGGGTTGTGTGATAAGCCCAATAAAGAAATGTCTAATAGGATTGTTGTTCCAATATATGATCAAAATCATCAACATATGATTGGATGTACAGGTAGAAGCCTATATTCTAAGTGTGATGCCTGTCAGTCTTTTCACAGCTCTGAACGCTCTTGTCCGGCTCCACACGAACGATATTTATATTCTAAGTGGAAGCATAGCCTAAACTTTAAAAGCCAGAATGCCCTATATAATATTTGGTATGCTAGGGATCATATTGAAAAATCTGGTTGTGTTATTTTAGTAGAAAGTCCAGGCAATGTGTGGAGACTAGAAGAAGCAGGAATTCATAGCAGTGTCGCTATGTTTGGCTGTACTCTAAGCGATAGACAAAAAATTATTCTTGATTCTTCTGGAGCAATGTCTATAGTTATATTGACCGATAATGACGAAGCTGGCCAAAAAGCGGCTGAACAAATAGATCAAAAATGTAAAAACACCTATAGGATAATCAGGCCATCTATATCAAAAAATGATATTGGCGAAATGTCTATAGAAGAGATTCATAAAGAAATTAAACCTATACTGGATAAAATACTATGATTATAGCTTTTGCTGGAAGAAAACAATCTGGAAAAACAACTTCGTGTGAATTTATACAAAATTATGCTAATGGTATACTAAAGCCTTTTAATTCTGTAAAGATTTACAATTTTGCCGACCCTTTGAAACAAGATGTTTGTATGAACATATTAGGTTTGACCAAAGAACAGTGCTATGGTACAGATGACCAGAAAAATGAATTAGTTAATTGTCATTGGGATAATAAACAATTGTCTGCCAGAGAAGTTATGCAAATGGTTGGTACCGATATGTTCAGGAACATGCAAAAAAATGTTTGGTCAGAGGCAACGATCAGAAAAATATTACGTGATAAACCAACGCTCGCTTTGATTGCTGACTGTCGATTTCCTAATGAAGTCGATGCTGTGAAAGCGTGTGATGGTATCGTGATTAAGCTAAATAGAAATCCATATAATTCCGATCATGCTAGTGAAGTAGCTCTTGATGAAAACTTATACGACCAATCAAATTTTGATCTTGTTATAAATAATCAAACACTATCGGTCAATGAACAAAATAAATTAATTTATGAATTTCTTACAAACAAAGGAATACTACCATTATAATTACATATCTTCGCAGTAGTTCGTATGGTACACATTCTATGTGTCCAATGCAATACTTTATTGAATATAATTTAGGACATAAATCACCGTCCAATAAAAAAGCAGATAAAGGAACAATATGTCACAAAGTTTTCGAAATACTTGCAGAAATTAAATTAAATACTCAATTTGGTAGGCCATATTTTTATGACGATATAATGAACCAAGTAAGTATTGCTGACTATGATTTAGAAAAAATCATTGATCAAGTTTATGATTACTATACATCTCGTTTTACTCATCATGAGTGGACGAGCCTAGATCTTAGAGATTGTAGAAAGTGGGTTTATAAAGCCTTAGAATATAACGATGGAATGTTTGATCCTAGAAATAGAGAAATAGTTAGTTCTGAACAACATTTTGATATAGAGATAAAAAAAGATTGGGCTGCTTATAATTATAAAACAACAGATGGTTTTATTGCTGGAAACTTAGCGATCAAAGGAACCATAGACTTAATGACTAAAGTAAACGATAACACTATTGAAATAATAGACTGGAAAACCGGAAGAAGATTAGATTGGGCCACTGGAGAAGAAAAGACTCTCAGTAAACTACATAGAGATGCTCAATTAATGATATATTTTTATGCTACGCACCACTTATATCCTGATATAGAACACATTATTATTTCTATTAATTTTATTAACGACGGCGGAGTATTCTCTGTGTGTTTTGACAGACCCCAAATATATGATGTTGAAATGATGCTACGACATAAATTTGAAACCATAAAAAACACATATAATCCAGAACAAAATAAATCATGGAAATGTGGTAAATTATGTCACTTTGGAAAAACAACTTTTGAGAATACCGAATATTTACCGATTATAGAATATAGAGATCATCAAGTTACTCAAAAGGGTCGCTTCATGACAAAATGTGAACAAATACATCATGATATTGATGTTAAAGGTTTTAATACGGTGGTTGACGAATATACAAAAGCAGGATATAGTGTAGGACAATACAAAGCACCAGGAAGCGCATGACCATGCCATCATATATACCATTACATGTTCACTCAATGTATTCTCTTTTAGACGGTCTATCAAAACCCAGTCAAATCGCAGATCGATGTAAAGAAATTAATGTTAAATCTTGTGCTTTAACAGATCATGGTAATATCGCTGGATCTATCAAGTTTTATACCGAAATGAAAAAAAATGGTATTAAACCCATTCTGGGTTGTGAACTATATATATGTAATGAAGACGCAAGTATTCAAGAAAAAACCAATAAGTCTCTTAGTCATCTTTTGGTATTAGCAAAAAATCTTAAGGGGTGGAAAAATCTAATACAAATAGTTTCCGAATCAAATCGTCCTGAGTTTTATTATCATAAGCCTAGACTTGATCTTAAAAGACTTAAAAATCTTATTGACGGTAATATTATTGGCATATGTGGTCATTTAGGATCTACTCTAGCAGATAAATTAGTTGATAATGATAAAATAGTGGGAGACTGGAGTAATATTGGAAAACAGTATATCAATACTTTTCACGATATTTTTGGTAAAGATAATTTTTTCTTAGAATCACAATTAATGGACAAAGATAATATCCCACTACAAGTAGAACTGTCTGATTGCATTAGACAACTAGGAAAAATAACTAACACTAAGGTTATCTGTACTCCAGACGCTCACTATTGTCGTAAGTCCGATGCTGTTGATCAAAGAATACTATTGTGTAATAATCTTAAAACTACATTTCCAGAAATAAATAGAAAAATAGCTAACAATCAGGAAGTTCCGTTAAGCGCATTTTTTATGTCAGATAATTTTCATATATTATCACAAGAAGAAATTGCTAATTTACATAGTGCAGAAGAGATAGAGAATACCAATTATGTAGATTCTATGTGCGAAGAATATGATATTCTTAGTAAACCTCATCTGCCTCCGTTTAGTTGTCCAGCTGGATACACAGATGCAGAATACCTGAGACAACTGTGTCGTGATGGATGGAAAAATAAAATCGCAAATCATATATCAGAAAACGATCAGTCTATTTATGTGGATCGTATAAAATATGAATTGAGCGTATTACAGGGCGCTAATTTGTCTAGTTATTTTTTAATTGTTCAAGATATTGTAAACCATGTTAGAAATCATGCTTGGCTTCCTGGTCCCGGAAGAGGAAGTGCTGCTGGATGTTTAGTATCTTATCTTATTGGGATTACTAATATTGATCCTATTAAATATAATCTAATGTTTGATAGATTTTATAATGCTGGTCGTAATAGTGCTAATCACATATCTATGCCAGATATTGATGTTGACGTTCCAATAGATAAGAGAGAACAAGTTATTCAATATATTAAAGATAAATATGGTAATAATAAAGTTTCTCAAATGATAACGTTTAATACTATCAAAGGTAGAGGCGCACTAAAAGATGTCTTAAGAGTATATGGTCATATTTCTTTTGATGAAATGAATCAAATTACAAAACACATACCAGATGAAGCAAAGATTGCCGATGAATTACAAGAAATGAAAGAAGAAACAGGAGAAGCATCGATTATACGCTGGTCACTAGAGAATAATTCGGATAAGCTAAAAGAATGGTGTTGGATTGATGATAATGATGAGTTACAGGGTCCACTTGCCAAGCGTTTTGAGCAGGCTATTAGATTAGAGGGTACAAAGTCTAATCAATCAAAACATGCGGCTGGTATTGCCATCAGTTCCGATCCATTAAAAGACATATGTCCTATGGTGTATGATTCTAAAAACGATCAAATGATAGCCGGTATGGAGATGCAGGACTTGGAATCTATTGGAATTATCAAGTTTGATATTCTAGGTGTTGCTATGTTAGATAAAATTATGACTATTCAACAACTTCTAAAAACAGGAGCATAAATATGAAATTTCACGAACTTAAAGTTGGTGATAAATTTGTACTAGACAATATAGAACATGAACGTATCACCGACGAAAGAGTTAGTTGCTGCAAGGTTCTTAACGCTATTAATAAATCAACTAATGAAAAAATTATGGTAGTTCCTATAACAGAGGTTAATGTAGTAGAAAATTCATGATTAACTATAATAAGATTTGTGTTTTTGACTTTGAAACAGATGGATCCGATCCAACAGAGTGTAGCCCAGTACAAATTGCTGCAATAATCATTGACCCAATTTCTCTGGAGGTCGTTCCAGACTCGGAATTCAATATAAACTTTAAACCAGAAGTTTTATCCAATAATGATAGCTATGAATACCAAACAGATATTCTAGACTTTCATGCGAAAGTAAAGGGCTGTGCAAAACAAGATGTTTTAGATTTGTGGAAGAAGTATCCCCCACAACAACAATCATGGAAAATGTTTACAGAATATTTACTTAAATATCATAGTAGATCAAGTAAAAAAAGTGCATTTAGCGCACCTATCGCTGCTGGCTATAATATTCATAGATTCGATCTTAAAATTATAGACAGACTAAGCAAGAAATATGGAAATATCGATAAAGAGAGATGTAGCAATATATTTTTTAATAGAGACGTTATAGACGTCATGAATCTAGTATTTTATTGGTTTGAGCACAATAATGATCTAAAAAGTTATTCTATGGATAATCTTAGAGATTATTTAGGAATATCCAAAGAGGGAGCGCACGATGCTCTAAAAGATGTTAAGGATTGTGCTGAGGTTTTGATTCGATTCATGAAGCTGCATCGTAGTTTGGGGTCTAAAGTAAAATTTAAGGATTCTTTTAATCAAAAATGAGTAAACAGTTTAAGTATTCTTGTGGATGTTCATTTAGTGTCATTGGCGAAAATAAAGATCAACCATTAATAGATTTTGATCCTATTAATCACGATATCAATTTTGATTGCCATAAAACCTGGGATCTGATTTCTGATGGCAATACTAAGGGCTGCTTTCAATTGGAAAGTCGCCTAGGTAGATCAATGGCAAAAAAATTAAAGCCAACAAATATAGAACAACTATCGGCTTTAATTAGTATCTTAAGACCGGGATGCTTAGAAGCTATTAGAGATGGTAAAAGTGTAAGCAATCACTATATTGACAAAAAGAATGGACAGGAATCTATAGATTATTATCATAAGTGTTTAGAATCAATATTAGAAAAAACATATGGAGAAATGATTTATCAAGAACAGGCTATGGAAATTGCTAAAACTATAGCCGGATTCGATCTTCAAGAAGCCGATAATCTTCGCAAAGCCATCGGTAAAAAGAAGCCAGAAGAGATGTCTAAATTAAAACAAAAATTTATACAAGGCGCCAAAAAGCTTAATATTGTAGATGACAAACAATCCGAAGAAATTTTTAGCTGGATAGAAAAAAGTCAAAGATACTCTTTTAATAAGAGCCATGCGGTATCCTATGCCGTTAATGCTTACCTCTCTGCTTTTGCTAAAGCTCATTTTCCTAAAATATTTTTTGCTTCATATCTGAGATTTGCTAAAGACAAAATAGATCCGAAATCCGAAATTAAAGAATTAGTACAAAACGCTAGTGAAATGGATATATCCGTTTGCGTCCCGGACTTAAGAAATCTTAACAGATTTTTTATTCTAAAAAATAATTGTATACATTTTGGTTTAACAGATATCAAGGGTTTCGGGGATTCTGTATTTAAGAAACTAACTGATATTGTTCAAAATAATAATATAGATCTTAATACAATGTCTTGGCCGCAAATACTTTTTGGTGTTTTATTAAAAATTAACTCTATGTCTGCTAAAGCTTTAATAAAAAGCGGAGGATTATCTTTCTTAAAAAAGACCAGAAGCAGTATGATGTTTGAATATGATATCGCTAGTTCTCTTACAAAAACAGAATTAGATTATATAAGTTCTAAAATAGATTTAACGCTCAATTTATATGATATTATTAGCCTATTAAAAAATAAAGAACGCATCACAAAAAAAAGACTAGATGTTTTAAATAGTTTTCTACATGCAATTCTTTCTCCTCCGTATTCTATGGACGATAATCCAGAGTGGATATCTGATGCAGAAGAAGAGGTATTGGGGTGCAGTATCACTTGCTCGAAAGTAGACATGTATGATATTACAATGACTAACTGTAATTGTAAAGAATTTAAAACAACTCTTAATAAGGATAATATAATTGTATGTGGAGAAATTGAAAGTATCAGTGTAACCAAAACCAAAACAGGAAAAAGTCCTGGTTCAGAAATGGCGTTTGTCTCAATATCTGATAGTTATGGATGTATTGATAGTGTAATCTTTTTTCCTGACGCATATAAAACACATCGAAATATTTTATTTGATAATAATGTAATTATTGTCAAAGGTAAAAAAAACAACACAGGCGACAGCTTGATTGTTGAAAAGGCTTATATACCAAGGACTTGACATTTTGTCTCAGCTATGGTATTATATATTGTGTTTGGTTTTGGTTTGTAACTAACAATAGGAGATCAGTATGAATATAAATATATTACGCGGTAATCTAGCTCGTGATCCAGAAGTTCGTAGTGTCAACACTAATGGTAAGAGCACTTCGGTGGTCAACTTTACTATTGCTGTTTCGCGCGAATATACAAAGGCAAATGGAGAAAAGGATAAGATAACAACCTTTGTTCCATGTGAAGCATGGGATTCTGGTGCTGAGATTATTGGTCGTTCATTCAAGAAGGGTGATCTGGTGATGGTCGAAGGATCTCTCAGAAATGATTCATGGGAGAAGGATGGAGTTAAGCATAATTCTTTGAAGGTTAGAGTTAATAACTTTTCAAAGATAACCAAGCTATCAAGCAAGGCAGAGGAAAGTCAGCCTGTAGCGTTCTAATCATGGTGATTATCACGGGTGGTCTTTCTATAGGCCACCTGTGATAATTTCTTCTAATATAAAAGATTATAATGAGTAAAAAACTTAAAGTATTAATGGTTTCTGAAGCTAGTTTTCTTAGTTCTGGATTTGGAACATATACTAAAGAGATTCTGTCTAGATTACATCAAACTGGCAAATATGAAATCGCAGAATTTGCCTGTTATGGTAAAGTTAATGATCCAAAAGATATCGAGATAGACTGGAAATACTATGCTAATGCTGTAGAAGGAAATGATCCTCGCAGTCAAGAATATAATAGCTCGATGGAAAATCAGTTTGGTAAGTGGAGATTTGAGAGGGTTCTAATTGACTTTAAGCCAGATATTGTTATAGATGTTAGAGACTACTGGATGAGTGCTTATCAACAGTTTTCTCCCTTAAGACCATATTTTCATTGGATCCTAATGCCAACGGTTGACTCTGCTCCTCAACAAGAAGAATGGATCGATACGTTTGTTCATACCGATGCTATTTTTACATATTCTGACTTTGGAAGAGATACGCTTCTTCGTCAGAGTAATAATTCTATTAAATATATAGACACCACATCTCCGGGTGTGTCTCTACAAAACTTTCAATATTTACCCAAAGAATCCAGACAACAACTAAGACAATTTTTTGGTATCGATCCAGAAGCCTTTGTTATAGGTTCGGTGATGAGAAACCAAAAACGCAAACTCATACCAGAACTTTTTGTTGCTCTCAAAGAATTTATTAAGTACCTAAAAGAGACTAATCATCCCAAAGCCGATAAAACTTTTCTTTATCTACACACAAGCTATCCGGATGCTGGATGGGATCTTCCTCTTTTTCTTAAAGAATACGAGATTGGAAATAAGGTCCTATTCACGTATTCTTGCAAAAACTGCAAATTCTATAAGCCTTCTCTCTATCAGCATCCATTAGCATTATGCCCCCGATGCGGACAAATGTCTATGAGTATGCCAAATGTTAGTAATGGTATTAGTCAACAAGAACTAAATACTATATATAATGTTATGGATATTTATACTCAATATGCCATTTGTGAAGGGTTTGGTATGCCCCAAGTAGAAGCTGGTGCTGCTGGTGTTCCCATAGCTTCTGTTAACTATAGCGCTATGGAAGATATTGTACAATATTTAAAAGCATATCCAATAAAAGTTAATCAATTTTTTAGAGAACTAGAAACAAAAGCTATTAGAGTCTATCCTGATAATGAGTCGTTGTTAGAAATATTAAAAAACTTTATAGAATTACCAGAATTTTTACAAGAACAAAAAAGACATGAGACCCGCAAATTGACAGAAGCAAGATACAACTGGGATGATATTGCTAAGAAATGGGAAAAGTATTTAGACTCAGTTAAACTATCTAATCTTCAAGGAAAGTGGGATCAGATTTTACCACAAATAGCGGAAATCAATCCTCAAGAACTGGATCAATTTAAAGATCTTGCTCCGTCAGAACAGATTATGTCTATTGTGTCTCGTAAAATGGGTAATCATCCACTAATGACCTCAACCATGTTACTAAATATGATTAAAGATAGTGTTTATGGATTTACTATCAATGGTATACAAACACAACCGTACAATCTAGAACATGTTATTAATACTGTTAATAATTTGATAAAAAATCATAATATAGCTATGACAGCTTTAGCTAATGAAGATAAAATTTCTAAAGAAGATTTTATTAGCTATGCAGCTATGAAAGAGAATTTAAAATGAAAAAAGTATTATTTATAGGAACCTATCGTCAACAAGATTCTTGGGGTCGTGAAGCTAGAGACTATATAAAAGCTATGTTAACAAATTCAAATATAGCTTTGTCTACTAGACCAATATACTATACGAATATGGTGGAAACCAATATTGATAATGACATTTTAAAATGCGAACACTCAACATACGATGAATATGACGTTCTTTTACAGTACGGTCTGACCTCTTCTTTTCATAATAGTCAAAAAGCAAAGAAAAATATCGGAATTGTTAACGTTGAATTTAGTAAAGGCGAGTCAGTATATAACAATTTAATACTTAATAGACTAGATGAAATTTATGTGTCTACAGAACCAGAAAAAAAAGCTCTAACTAATGGTGGTATAACCAAGCCCGTAAAAGTTATACCAAAACCCATGGATTTAGAAAAAATACCACCATTGCAAAAATCTAACTTGATAAAATTTCCTTCTGCCATAGATTCATCTTTTAAGTTTTATTCTAGATCTAATCATGATGAGCGATCTAATTTGCACTTATTAATTACTGCTTTTCATTTAGCTTTTTCGGAATTAGATAGGGTGTCTTTAATTATAGCTCCAAGTTCTGATGCTTCAAACCAATCATCTACCATAAAAAACAATATAGAAAAACTTGCACAACAGATTAAAAGTAGCTTACATACCAATAAAGTATTTAAAAATGAAATAGTTTTTACAGATAATTTTAATCAAGATACAATCATTGGTATACATAATAGTTGTGATTGTTTTGTTAATATTAATAGCGGTTCTAATTTTGATCAAGAAACTTTGATAGCATCGTATCTTGGCAAAACACCAATTGTATTACAAAATACTGGCTTAGATTATTTAGTTGGCGGAGAAAAGGGTGGATTTATTGTTAAATCAGAAAATTCGCCAGTGGTTCTTGGTAAGCCACCACTACCAGAAGACTACGATTTATTCAATGCAAAATACTCATGGAGAACTCCAATAATCAGTAGTCTTATAGAAACCATGCAAAAGGTTTATAATATGTACAAGAACGATAGAAAAATGTACCAGGAAAAACAGAACTTTGGTTCAAATCAAATTAATCAATATTCCTATTCGAACGTAGGACAACAATTATGCAGTTAAGCTTCATGATAGACAACACGGTATTTCGTACGACATCAACAAAAGTATTACAAAAAAATATTGTGTACGAGCCTAAGAATAGTTTATTGGATAATTTTTTATATTTAACAGATGACAATTATTTTATCTTAGAAAATAATACTTATGCTACTAATGTTGATAATGTAATTAATCTACCAAATAATCATATTGG